AAACAAATCTTTCATCATCTACAGGTACTCCAAGATGACGTGCATACTCGGCATCAAAGTTACCTTCCATGTCTATAAATGCAATGCCACGTTCTGGAAAAGCTTTAGCAAAACTAGCTAATGCTTCGTACATCAGAGTAGTCTTACCAGATGACTCCTCGCCCGCAATCTCAATAAAGGTGCCACGAGGCCATCCTGCATTCTCACCAAATCCACCAAGCAAACTATCCAGACAAGGATCACTCGTCGGAACAAAGCTGAATGTAGGTAAGCTATCCTTGCCAGTAACAAGAACAAGTTCTTCGCCATATTGCTTAATCTTGCTTATCTTAAAAGCATTAAAAGTTTTAGGATTCCAGGTTACAGCTCCCGGCGTAGCAAAAGAAGACTCTTCTTCTGTTTCCCATTCTGTTTCTTCTAAACTCATATATCACCTTATGATTATTTTAAATAAAATAAAAATCTATAACAATAGGAAAGTTGTATTGCTATTCAGTATAGAATAGATCCCTTAAATCCTGTTTAGTATATTTACGCCCGTTAAGGTCAATAGACCTCTCTCCTCGCATAAATTCCTTTAGGTTGTTCTGAAGATCATCTTCTAAGTCTAAAGAGAAAACATCTTTCAAGATGCGCAAAAAACTTTGCGGATCTGGAATTTTTTCATCTAGCTTAACATTTGACATTTGTTCCCTACTTAACAGGACAGAATCCACCTTCGCAATCGCTAGAGTCAACACTTGCGTCAAATGAAATACCATTGATTAGCTTAGTTGTTCTAACCAGCTCATTATAGACATCTTCTGTGATTTCTTCAAGAGGAGCTTGCTTAAAACCATGTTCAGAATGTAATAAGAATGAAAGACTCTTATGATTTAGGGTATAGTTCTCACGAAGATATTCCTTAATCTGATCAAGTTCCTCTTTCTTATAGTAGATTGTGCATGATACGCTATTGTCTGACCAGTCTTCCTGCAGTCTTTTAACCACAGCAAGTTGATCAAGGGCAGTCATATCTCTAGCAAGAAGTGTACCTTCTGGATATGAGAATGGAAACTCAGCTACCATAGTTGAATAGTCTAAAGTACCATCAAAGTTCTCCTGGTACTCAATCTTATAGTTGTGTGCACGTACTATTTCAACCAATGGATGGTTAGCAGCAATACGAATACGGCGAATAAGATGTCTGGCATAAGCAGGATGTGCGCCAGGTGTAACACCTGGAAGTAAACTAAGTGTACCACTTGGCTTAACCGTAGTTAGCTTGATGCTAACTGGGAAACCCTTTGCTGCACTGTATTCTGCGTCATATGCACGAAGATCGGTATACACATCTTTAAGCCAAGACTTCTGCTCTTCAGTTGCTTGAAGATAGCCAGTAATACCAATGCCCATACGCATATGCTTATTGACAATATCCTCCGTCTCCGAGTGGTGACAATGCAAAGCCAAGCTATGCTTATTGATGCGGTAAAGTAGCTTACATACGTCAGCTAACTCAGCGGCACTTGTTATATTGGGAAGAAATACTTCCGCAAGACAGCAAGTCTCAAAATTAGCAAGGCTCTGTTCTGCACAAGGGTTGTAGCCCATAACAGCAGGATCAGGATACTCTGTCTCGCCAAGGCGACCCATAGCACGTGAAAGCTTAAGGTTGATTAAACCATAAGGCTCTCCCTTTCCCTCGTAGCCATCCCAGAACATATCTGGAAGATCATTAATGTCATCACAAGCTACACTATTATTAGACATTGCACGCCAGCTTGGGATAGTCCCAAGATCCCAGCGCTTAGCAAGTAAGAACTCAATGTCGTCACAGTCGCCAATGGCAATCTGTGCGCTACGTCGTACGTTACCGGCTACTACAATGCTGCCAATAATGTTCATGATGTCTAAGCAATCAACACTGCGCAATTGCTTACCAGCACGCTTCTCAAGAACCTTGCCAATATTGGCAATACCTTCACATAAGATCTCAGGTCCGCTAGCTACGCCACCAAAACCTCTGATTGGCGCGCCCTTACCACGAATTAGCTGAGTGCTAAATGTAAATGTATTCTTCTTGTCTGCAAGGAATGCAGCTTTAAGAGTCTTAGCTAATAGGGCAACCCAACCTTCTCTTGTGTCAGACACAATGAAGTCAGAGTCTCCTTGATCTCTGCGAGTTGGGCTTTTAAAGTTCTTACGAACCTTAGGAAGCTTGTTAATGTGCTCACGCTGAATATTGTAGCCAACGCCACAACCAAGCATAAGCATATCCATTGTCCAAGTGAATGGACGAACAGGTCCGTCTACAACAGTAAAGGCACAGTTCTGTAAGCTAGGAAGACCTAAGTCCTTAACAGTTCTAGTGCCTAGTTGCCACAGAAAGCGGCCAGCAACGGTACCTTTGAGCTCAAGCATATAAGTCCTAAGCCTAGCCTTCTCATAGGCCGTAAAACCCACCTTAAGCTGCTTCTCACTAGCATTAAGAACACGATCTACGGTGTCAGTCCATTCCTCTGTTGGGCCATTAAGATCAGTCTCACTAAGCCTTCTAGCATAGGTTCTCTTGTAAGTTAGATAGCCTACAGTGCTCCAAGGTGTAACTATATCTTTTGTAAAATTATCAATATCTGGCATTTTAAACTCTCTTAAAATAAACGGGAATAGAAGCGGGTAAGGATTATCTTATCACTGGGTTTCGAAGCCCTCTGATCCTTTACCAAAAGCTTTTAACTCACTATTGACTGAGTAAGCTACGCTCTCCAGTACCCTTCTCATACCTATAAGTTGGCCCTGAATTCTTTCAAAGAAATCTACTAGAAAGCTATGTAAAACTTCCTTTGTATTATCATCATCAAACTCCACGTCAAGACTTGCCTGTAGTTGATCTACAGTAAACTTAGGATTATCTTTCTTAAGTTCTAAGAGCTTTGCAGCCTTATAAGACTTGGTAGCAGAGTGATGAAGATCTCTGGCCAGAACGGCTTGACTGTGCTTGTGATTTACATCACTAAGTAAGTCCGCAATACGTCTAAATTGCCTATAGACGTCCTTAACAGTCATATCATCGGGCAAACTTACCCGATAATACTCAGCCCATTCTGTCAGAGTCTTCTTGTTGAAAGAAATAGTATTGACTAGGTTGATATCAGTTACGCAGCTTTTCTTTGCAGACTCAACTTTATCTTTATCTATTTCCATCATTTACTCCTTAGTCGGTTTCCCACTCGTCTGAAGTGCTAGCCTTAGCTGCAACCTTAGCAGGAGCGGGCTTCTTTGCAAGATATGCGTCAGGAACACTGCTCTTCGTAGCTGGCTTACTTGCAGCAGGCTTAGCAGCTGAAGATGACGAGCGCGTCTGGCCACCCGTCTGGCTCTCATACTCATCAACAAGTGCCTGCTTAATGTCAAGCAAGAACTGACCGCTCTCCTTGGGAGCAATAATAGTATCCTCATAAGCCTCACCACGCTTGGCGCTAGGAGCACCAGCAAATAGACCGTTCTTACCCTTAACAACCTTCCATCCCTTAAGGATTAGATCGCCATCATCGGTGACAAGGGTCACGTCAGCCATAGCGACAACGGGACCAGTAGGATTGCTAAGGGGATTCACACGAACTCTAATTTCCATAATTTACCTCTTTGGTTTTGCCAAGCTTTCGTTCATTGTGCTTGGCGAGCAAGTTTAGGCCAATCTCAAAAATGACTGGCACTGCGATTACAATAGCCTGTTTAATGGCATATTTGTTTTTTAATAAATAATAATACATGTAATACTCTTAAATAATAATTAGTTACTCAGCTACAGGATCTGGAGTAAGCAACTCATCTTCACTGACTACAGTAAAGTCACCTGAGCCCACAAGGCTACCGACTTGAAAAGCAACAAAAAGTAGAAGACCTGCCGCATTAAGAGTTTTCTCGCCACCAAGAACACCCAATGCAGTAAGCATAGGATCATTCTGAGCAAGCAAAGTCTCAATCATAAGCATGATTGCCTTCTTACCTTTAGTGTTTTCAATACCCTCAGGCTGATTAATCTTACTGACAATCGCCTGGAGCAAAGAAGCAAAAGGAATTTCTTCTGATTCTTTGTTTAAAATCTTAATCTTAACTTCTGTTTCGCGTTCCATTAGCCCTCTTTTCTGTAAGTTATGAATAAATTACCGTTTGCATGTTTAAAGTTATAAGGAATTCCATGTTGATCCATTGATTTCATTCCCATTGCTTGGAAGAAATACGGATTGTACCCGTAAGGATCTTTGAATCTGCTTAAGTGATTTCGAAGCTCTCCAGCCACATATGGACTATTTGTATAGATTCGAAGCTTTGTACCAGTCATTAGGCTATTGAATCCTAAGCCACTAGTATACTGCTTTAGTGCAAGACTTGCAAGCAAAAAAGTAGTTTTAGTGTAGATATCGTAACCTTCAGGCAGCAACTCTTTATACTTATAAACAAAGAAATCTGTCTTGTCCATGTCTATGTCTGGACCTTCGGTAGACCCGTATCTATAGACAACCATTTGCTCTACATCATCAAAGAATAGACCAATATGGGTCCAGAGGCCGTGCCTATATGGAAATCCAGGTATGGGATTAAAGCCATACCCAAAGGAAAAAGCCGTAGTCCACATATAAGTTCGAATTTTATCTAATACTTTATAATAAAAATTCTTCATAGGTGTTCTTACTTCTTAGGGTCTCGCTCGCGCTGAAGATCAAGATGCAAGCCAGTCATATAGATACTAGCTGTACGGCACAGGTTAATGAAGATATCCATCTCACCTGAGGTCATTGACGTAGAGATGCTATCGCCAGCCTCATTGCGCATCGTAAGCATATAAGTACCAAGGTACTTGTCTACACCACTTTGGACTGTAAGCTTCTTAACGTTATCCTCACTAGCACCAGGCGGCACGTGAATAAGGTTTAGAGTTTGACGCTGTGAAGTATCAACCCAACCGTTCATTACACCATTATAGAAGCTAAGAATCTGATAGATATCGTTAATGCCTACGGCAAAAACAATCTTATTACCCCAGTCAAAAGTATTATGACCACCTTCATTCTTCCCACCAGTTGCACGAGCAAACTGAAGATACACTGCACCCTCCTTCTCTACTTGCTTACCGTACTCACTATCTTTAGTGGTTACAGGAATGTAGGAGATCTGAAGGGCACTACTCTTTTTAACAATCTGAAACTGCTTTGACATTACTTCACCTTATTCTATTGTTTATTCTTGAGGAAATAATTCCCACTTGTCTAGTATTAAATTCTTGTTTTCCAATTTCCAATTAAATGCTTCAGATAACTTTTGTAGGTAGAAGAATAAAACTTCCTCATCTTCAAAGAAATCAGTATAAACGAATTGCAATTCCTCTGTAGAAACTACATCCTTGTCAGAAGCATCCTTTTGACTGTTATAGACAAAAGTAAATAATTCTTTATATAACGTACTATTAACAACAAGCAGAGGTTCATCCTTGGCTAAGGATTTAAACTCTTTTGAGTTTGCTGTGAATACTCCCTTACAGTAGCAAGTCAATTTGAATTTGTCAAGATCTTCTCGCTCCCAAATCATATTAAAACCTATTGCTTTAAAATCATTGTCGGCTTTAACAAGAATGGGAGTTTCCAATGTTTGTAATTCCGAGATACTCTTTAGTTCAAAGTCTGCTTTAGTAGCGGTAAATCTCTGAGGCATTTAATATTCCTTCTATTAGTTCCATTACTTTCAGATAAATATCTACCAGAAAGTATTTTCGGGTGTTTAATAAGAGCTTGGAATTGTTTAATACGATTTAAATTTGAAAAATGCTCCAACCAATTTTCCATAAGTACTGGCTCAGTAATAAAAATATCTAGTGAAGCCTTAGGTTGATCTTCTTCTATCTTTATCTCTGGGAGTATAGATAGTAAAAGATAAGTCTTATAGTCTAAAGATTTAAGAATTTTTGAATTAGATTCCTGAGACAATGTATTGATTAAAAGACATTCTTCCTCAGAGATTTCAGAAGGTACTTTTTCTTCCTCCTGAGGAAAAGAATCCACTTTATCTTGGAGTGTTTTAACTTTGTCACTTAGACGTTCTTCCAAATTATTAAGAAAATTAAGTAACAAGTTCTTAACTTTCCCCATTGGCAATCCTATTAAACTTCTCTTGGAACTCTAACAATTCGCCTTTGCTTAGTTTTGTTCCTTGACTAGCAGCATTAAAACTCTCACTGCCAGTGAAGGGAATAAGATAGCGTAAAATATCTATCTCTTCTTTACTGAAAGAAACTCCACCTTGCCAGTAGTCTTCGAAAGCTTCCCAAGTCCAAGGACAATGTAGCTTTACAAATTCGGCAATTGCCTCTGCAAATACGCGGATCTCATACTGAGCATGAGGATCTAAGCGCAGTCTAAGCATCTTAAGAAGATTAAGCAAGTCACACTTCCATACAACACGTGTATAGAGATTAACAGGAAGTACCATACGGGCCTGTTCACGGCTGACACCAGCTTCAATCAACTGTTGATAAAGTTTATATGCTTCATCAGTCTGATGATTCATAACTGCTGTTGCTGTCTCTCTAGGGCCAATAAAGGGATTAAAATCTCCTTCTGCACTGCCTTGCTTGTTGGTAGTGCTTTGAGCTCTGAGAGTATCAGGTTCATAGAATACATCTTCCATGACACTGTAACGTGCACTCTCCTCGTTAAGACTAGCAGTTCTATGACGAACTAGCTGGCGCATAACAAAGATAGGCAAACGCATCTCAAACTTAAACTCTACCATCTCAAATGGACTAGTATGCCAATGACGCATAAGATAACGTAGCAATTGCTTATCTGACTGCTTCCGAGTAGTACCTGACTGGTAACTAACTCTAGCAGCATCAATAATTGCATAGTCAGCAATGTTAGTATTAAATGAAAGATCTACTGCATCAGCATGAGGCATAACATCAATTAACTTAACATAGCCATGATCAAGACATGGAATTAAATCATTAGTTCTTTCCAGCATCCTTCCTCTCCGACAAATGGGTAACATCCATTACTGGGGTTTTATTTGATAAATCATTATAAGCTTGGCCAATATTAAAGATAGTAGTTAATTCGCTTATAAGCTCACCAGTTTCTTTCGTACCAACCTTCTTATAGACCATATAGTGTGTTCTATAGGAAAGATTAGACTTGTTTTCAATTACTAGCTTAACAAAAGCAGAGTAATCACTGGCAGATGAAATGCGAATTTCTTTATCTTCTTGCAGGTCCCATAAAGTATATTTTGTATATATGTTATAGGTATCGAGGCCATTCATGAGACTAGGGAAGTCAAACTTCTTAGAAGCTTTGAAAAGCTCTAGCTCCTCTGGATCTTCCTTGTACTCTTCTTCTGCATTCTGCAGCGCTCCAATCACATTTCTATAACCCAAGAAGATATCAACAATCCCCGCTAGCAAGCTTGCATATGGGACATAAACAGTTTCATTTTCACTAGCTGCAAATTGAAACCTCTCATGTAGATCATCTACTTCGATATCTTTTGAAAGAGTATCGCTAGTCAATGCTTCGTTGGGAAATTGAATATAAATTTCCTTAGGATTGACATAATCAACAAAGATAATCTCTCGCTCCCAGTAATAGATTGTTTTAATTATCTTATTGAGAGTAGATAGAAGAGTATATGTAACACCAGCGACACCTAGTAGTGCAATTATTAGTGTTAGCAAAGCCATTACTTCTTCACATGCTCAAAGTATCCTGAGCCATTACAGATGTAACAAAGAGTTGTCGACTCAGGAGTAACATTAGGATCAATTCCTTCTCCGTAACATGCATGACAAACGTTGTTATACTTACGATAAAGGAAAGCGCACTCAGCAGCTGCAGGCGTCTTCTTCACCGTATTATAAACAAACTGCCAAAGTTGAAGGCCCCACTCCCATGCATAGTAAGCATATTCAGCTTCCGCATTGGTCTCATACGTCCCTTTCTCGTACACAGCGCTTGAGAAAGGAAGAGTAGCAATAACAACCCTATCAGGATCACTAATGCTCGTAAGAGAAACGCGCATGGTAAAGTCAGGGAAAGACAGAAGTCTTCCTTCTTGCCATTCTGCTACTACTGCCATAGAACCAAGGGGTTCCTTCTTAGATGTAGTAATTGTTTCATTGTTATAATGCCAACGATTATCTTTCGTATCTACTAGGATGCTCTTTGGATCAAACTTAATTTCAAAATTCTCAAAAAGATTTGCAAAATCAATTCTTTTAGTCATGTATTCACTATGTATTAGGTAAAAAATAAACCCTTTCGGGCTTAATATTAAGATATCAAATTAAACTTGACTGTGCAAGTTGCACAGCCTTAATGCTGGGACCAAAATTAGAAATATATCGAAAGACATCGCTTGGATTATCGAAAACATAATCAAACATTAATTCAATCTTTAAATAATTTCCAACTTTAATCTCAGTATCACTAGCAAGACCAGCCTCAAAAAGTTTTTTAGCTTCGGCTTTATTAGTAATTTCGGTTTTCTCTAAGTTATATACAAAAGAAATATTGCGCATGTTTGCAATTTCCAAAAGAATATGCTTGGGAATCTTATTATTCTGAATCTGATATTCAAGAAAGTTTTTGATTCTAGCATATAGTGGTTTGATTGACGGACTATTTTGCTGAGTAGCAATGATAGCCTTGCCATACAAATCAAGACAGCTACTCATCAAATTGATTTGAGTACGAGTAAATGGAATCTCGGCAAGAAGCCAACCATATTCTCTTAGAGTCTTTGGCCGAATAACTTTAACCTTATGGTTTATGTTATAAAGACAAACCATCTCTTGTAATGACTTTGTTGTATATTTGGATTTGTCAGAAGTAAGGAATTTAGTTGCCGCAATCTTCCAGCGTCTATATTCTTCACTGTCGTATCCGTATTGTGTAATAGTATCCTCAAGCGAACCAAGCTTTATGCGCATCTTATCAGGGAGCATAAAGTAAAGAAGATCTTCAGCACTGCCAGTTTTAAACATATCAGCTAAAGTCTTATCAGGCGTTACAGCTACAGTTGTATTCCGGCCCACGTTAAGAACATAGTATGGAGTTTGAATTCTAGTTTCAATCTCTGCTTGAATCTTAGGAAAGTCTTCTAGAATCTTAGACATGCCGTCTTTGCCAATCTGTCTAGGTGTAACCCCTGATAGATTGAGCTCGCGTGCTGCGTCTCTAATCCCAGAATAAATTCTATCCTTGCGAAGCTTTTTATCTAAAGTTTCCCAAAAGATGTCTTCTTCTAGCTTTCTAATATGACCAACAATGCTGCCAGTAATAAAATTAGCCTCATGAATTGCATTAGCAAGCAAGGAGTAATTCTCTTTGGCATACTTAAGGTTGTCTAAAGTAATATCAGGATACTGGATTCGCTCTAGTTCCATCTTACTATTAAAGATAGGAGTAATTGAGGCAGAGTGTAAAAGCTTATACATCTCCTCAAGTCTAAACTCTTGAGCCTTTGGCTCCCAAGTATTCTTACCCCTGTAAAATTTAATAGAGTTAATTTTCCCGCCGTAAGGTCCATAAGTCTTCTTGCCATCTTTTAAGGCAAAAGTATAAAGCCTACCCTTCTCCTGAAATGAAATAGTATATTCATGATGAATATCTCTCATTGTCTCAATAGTATTGCCATCCGCGTAAGGAGCAGAGGAAATAACTCTTGCAGCTTGAGAGCCCTTAGGTAGGAATTCTTCAATTAGCTTTGTATGCTCTTCATTGTATGAATGCTCTTGAGAGTAGATAATAGCATCCATTGCCCAAGAAGGCGCGTGAATAAAGCCTTCCTCCTCGACTTGTCGATTGTTGTAATCTCTTGCTTCAGCAAGAAACTCAGACAAATGATTGTATCGTTCGGAGCCAACTTCAGTCTTGTTCATCTCCAAGATAACCCATTCAATACCAGAGTCCTTCTCAAGATAACTTTTTACAGGATTGCCTGTGTCAGTGTCAGCATCAGGATGCTCCCATGGATATTGAATAAAACTAAGAGCTCTGTTACCAGGGTAAAGAGCTTCAAGTGCTTCATCTCCGAAAGGTAGTCTTCGAGCTTCTCTCCAGTCAGGATCGCCTACATCTCCAATACTAAGGTAGTTTGCAGTTGCATAGATTGTCTCATATGCGCCATACTGACCACCGTAATTAAGAGCTGGAGGTGTCCAATACTTTTCAATAACTTCATTTTCACTAATATCAGAAAAGTCAATAGAGTTTGACTTTGACATTTGTACCCCTTTGGTGAGTAATTGGAAGAAAAATCCAAACAAAAAATGCGCGTTAGCGCACAGGATTATCTTTACATGTCATTGATTTCATTAATAAAATTATTAATATATTTAAACTTATGAGAGTAATTAAATTGAAAAAGTTCCCAATCTTGTTCTGTTAGAGCATTCTTCTGACGAAGATAGTAACTAGGATGATAGATTGGAATAACAGGATAGTCTTGGCCATCCAGAGTAAAAGAAGATACAGCATCCGGCTTTTTCCAATCAACAGACTTTGGATCTTTAATTGTTCCGGTAATCTCTAAGCCAGCCATTGCACTTTTGCCAAGCGTAACAATTACCTTAGGCTTTAGATTAATAATCTGCTTAGCAAGATATGGACTGCAATTAGAAAGCTCTTCAGGAGTAGGAGTTCGGTTCTTATGAGGTCGGCATTTAACAATGTTAGTTACATATGTTAAATCAATTAAATCATATTGCCTTAGATAGGTATCAAGAACTCTACCACTTACACCCATAAATGGAAGACCAACTTGATCTTCCGTCTCGCCAGGAGCTTCACCAATTACTAGAATAGGTAAAGTCTTATGGTCCCATGGAGCTACTGTATTTTTGGTAAATTTATCAATTACGACACGGCTTCTTGAAGCACATAAATCCTTGCACTTAGTGCAGTCTTTAATTTCTTGCCTGCCAATAGCTGAATAAAAACTTTCTTTGTCAAAGATCATAGATTCACATGAGGAATGATTAGTTCAAAATCTTTAATAAATAATTTATCTATATCAGTTAGTTCTGACTTCGTAATCAAATCTGAATAATCAGATTTAATTTTGTCGAAAAGAACAGAAGTAACAATAGGATAAGCCTTTGGTTTTCTAAGTAAAAAAGAAAGCCAAACAAAATAGATATTACTATCTAGTGTAAAAATTAAGAATTTCTGACTAGGTTTCTGGTGAAGTTCATCCCGCCATACATAGTTATAATGACCAGGGAGTGTGCTTAGTGTAAATACACCTACAATCCCGAAGTCATCAAGAGCACTATATATTTGATCAGTCTTTAGAACCTTAGAAATATATATATCTAAATCTGAATTCTTATTAAGGATTTGATTTGCGCTATATTTGCTAAGCAAGAAATTAAAACAATCTACCCCAGTAAGACCTGGCTGTTTAGCCTTGCTTGAAGCTGAGATAGATGTTTTACTAATTGGTGTGCCAAACCTATCGGCAGGCTGGAATAGCTGCCAAAAATGTTTAGCAATCACTATAGAATTCTATTGACTAGGCTTGAGTAGATCTTACGATCATTCCTTTGAGTCGAGGTTCTAAGTGAGTCAAAGTCCATAACCTGGGCTTGACCAAAAGACCAGTCAGACAAATCGGCAATCTCTAGATAAAGATTAACCTTATTGCAGTACTTCTTGCCACTATCAGTATAGTAATCAAACCAACTACTAACGTAAGACAAGGTCTGTACATCTGAATTGCTTGTAGGATAAACGCTGATAGCTGCATCTCTAGTAATAGTATCGCCAGTAGGATGAACAGCTGCTACAAGATCTAAAGTAGAATTGTGTAGCTCTTCGTGTTCATACTTACCAAAATCTTCTTCTTCATCACTGTCAATCTTAAGTTCATCAGGAATAAAGACTGTAAGTGTGTCTAGATCTTCATCAGCGTGATCGTCAATAAAGGCATTAATGTCAAATTCTTCCATTTTATCTCACTAGTGAAGTGTTATTTTCAACGGTAATATTAGGAGAACAAATAAGCTTAGTACAGTTTTGAAGCTCAATAAGGCTATGGCTATTAGTATAGCTCATAGCGCTACGAAGATTGCCTTCAATACCTTTAAGCATCTCTACAACAGATTCTGTCATAGGAATAAGCCCAGACTGGCCTTCAATGCTGCTCTTCTTATTATAGAAAGAGCTAGCAAGTCCTGCGTATTCCTTGTACCAGATACCAGTCTTTTCGTCTAGTACTGCGCCTGCGGCACTCTCAGATGTAGCAGTAAACATCTTTCCAAGCATTACAAGATCTGCCCCTGAAGCAAGAGCCTTGCAGATATCGCCATTATTCCGGATGCCACCGTCAGCCACAATATAAGCTGGAGCGGCGGCGTCCTTAGGATATGTATAGACTAGTCGCTTACGCTCAGCATGACAACGTGCAAGTGCAGTAACATTACCAGCGCCAACGCCAGTATTGAGACGAGTAGTGCAAGCGCTACCGCCACCAATGCCTACACGAATATAATCGCAAAGACTAGCAATGCGACTATAAGCTAGCTCGTTGGTTACGTTTCCGGCCCAGATAAAGACACCTTCATCAAAGCGAAGGTTCTGGAGCTTTACCAGATAGTCATACATGCTGTCTAGATTACCATTAGCAATGTCAACTAGAACGTGAGCAATCTCATACTTACTGACCTTATGGAGCAACTTGTCGATTGAATAGTCAAGACCAATGCTAATGCCACAGCCTCTCATATACATTTCGTCTAGCTCATGTTCTGGGCGAAACCTGTCAGCAAACACTGCAAAAGGCTTATAGCTGGAGTCGGTGATTGCGTCCATAAAATTATGGCCGGCAATCCCTGGCATAGGACTAGCAACAATTGGCAAAGCGTCAAAAGGCTTCTGATAATACCCATTTTCATTCCTATGATAAGGACTAATATTTGATCCATATCGACTATTGATGTCAGACACTGGAGCCTGATTAAGCAAAATATCATCATAGGCAAGCTGATAATTTGCAGCTACCGCATCCTCAAACTTAAAAAACATTTTTACTCCGCGAAACGAGACAGGTCCAAAGTTCTACGGACCATATGAACACTTTTCTCAATATCTTTTGAACCAGGAAAGAACATCCTGTCAAATATTTCTTCAACAAGCTTTGCATCAAAATCTTTGCATGAATAAACATCAGCGGTTACAAATCCCTGTTCGGGAAATGTATGGAACGCAATATGTGATTCTGCAATCATCGCAATAGTGCTATAACCATATGTTTGTTCAGCACGCTCTTTCAGGGCACCAGCAATAAACTGGGCAGTAGTAGAATTAGCAAGCCCTTCAGCATTTAAGCGCTGAAGGACTCGCTCTAGTTCACACTTATTATGTGGGAATTCTATAGTAAGTGGAGGAACAATTAATGTCATATCAATTGCATCTACAAGGGCTGATACAACTTTATGACCCATACTTGGATCATTAAGAGGATTTAATCTATCAGTTGAAGGCACTGACTTAGCGCCAGCATCATAAATTAAATGTAAGCCATTATATTTGTAGTTAGACATAATTAATCAGATCCTTTCTTTTTCTTATCGGTTGTAGAATTCTTTTTTGATTTACCCTTAGTCTTCTTATTTGAAGCTGTCTTTGGAGTTGATTTTACTTTAGGAGTATGAGACTTGCCATACTGTACAAATTGGTCATCAGTATCATAAATGATTGATAGCTTATGAGGAAAAGGCTTAGTGAAAATAGTATCTACTTCACTGTAAGTTTCCTTTACAACATAGATTGTTTCTTTTGTTTCAGTATTATATACTTGTTCGACCATACAGAATGGACCAGCTACTCCCATATGGATATCACAAACTGAATCCATAACCGTATCTAGTAGTTGTTCGCCGTCAAACATGACATGCGTCTCATCGTCGTCAGCTGGGTCAAGAAGGCCCAAGCGTCTAGCTAGAGAGTATGCGCCAAGAGCTGTAGGTTGCCCGCTACCTGTGGCCTGAAATGGCTCAGCTAGAAGGGTTACGCAAAGGAACGCGTCTACGTAATAAAGATTGCCACGATAACCAACAAGCAAATTAAGATTACTAGCTGGTAGTGGATCCATATCGTCCATGCCCCGACCCTTAGTAACTATCTTACTCTGCATACTTGCAGGAATAATCTCGTTAAGTACATTGTGAATATAAGCAATATCGCTTACATCATCAGGGCGAATGAGCTCGTAGTAAGTATGCTGAAATAGCTGGGCATCCTTAAGAACACCAGCATAACCAAACATAATATCATCACGAATGAAGATCTTAGGTTGCTTAAGCATAAAACCATAATCAGCATAGCTAACACGGCTATCGGCTTTCAGTAAAACAGATTTAAGCAATGGATCAAGATCCATATTGGTAGGCATTCCGGTGGTAGTGTCGATGCCTGTATTTGAATATCCTAGGATACAAGTCATTGTTATTTCTCCTCTATCTCTGTATTTGAGTAAGCACTCATAAGAATTCCATAACCTGCAATATCTTGCCATGGGCTTTCGACAAAGGCATCTTTACTATTAGCAATTCGAAATAACTTATCAAGAATTCGAACTGTAACTAAGATATCAAGGTATTTATCCGTGGAAACACCATTCGGATATAAAATTTTTAATACTTCACCAGCTTTTGAAAAAGCATCACCATAGGCAAGATTTTTCTCAGCAACAAGATCGCCAATAGCATCTGCAGTATTGGTAATTGAGTCTGAATTTATATTTCTCATTCTGTGTCCCTTACATAGCAGACAGCCATTTTATTTGTTTTCTTGTCATAAAAAAAGTAGGAGGTCCTATATCCTAGAACGTCTCCTACTTTAATAGTTATGTCAAAAATTTCTCGATTCCAGATTTGTTTTTGAAAATAAAGAAATAGATAATCTTCAAAAT